CAACCTCAAATGGGTTTTAATGCCAGTAACCAATACACAAATATTAATCCAAATAGAAACTATCAACCCTACCTTGCTCAACAAGTAGTTAATATGTTAAGAGAAGAGTATAAAGATACTACTATTATCAACTGTGTTTTACCCAATGAGCCGCATTATAATGATACTATTAGATGTGATTTACACTGGACCCAGTTACATGAAATGTTAAAAGGATCTGAAGGATTTGTGGCTATAGATAGTTGCCTACAACACTTTTCACCCTCAGCTAAAGCTTATGGTGTTGTTGTTTGGGGTAGCACACGTTGGACACAATTTGGCTATTCACACAATAAAAACTTACAATTTCATATGGAAAATGAGTGGAATGAATCCAAATATAATGATGGAGATCCTCGTAATAATATGGTAGAACCTAAGTTAATTCTTGATTCTTACAAGAAACTTGATAAAATTAAACCCGTTGCATGTGCAACAAAATAAGGAGAAAATATTATGAGCGAAGACGTAAAAACTGCAGAAGATATAGCACAAGATTACACAGCTATGGGACATTCAGTAACTTTAATTAATGAAGTTATTGCTGGAACACAAATGGCAGACGAAGAAGCTGCTGATAGACAATCAGCTGTTGACAGAAATGTTGAACATTTAGAGATCATGGTTGCTAAAGATTTTTGGACTAATGAAAGTATGACTGCTTCTAATTCTGCGATCACTGCTGGTAAAGCCTACACAGCAAGCTAGGGGAGTTAACCTATGCTTTTCGGATTTGCTTCATTTGCCGAACGACCGTTTTCAACGGTTGATGATGATAACAACGTTAACATTCAAGTAACAGGTAATTCTTTATCAATTAGTATTGGTAGTGTAGGAATTACCGCAAGTTCAATTGTAGAAAATGTTTCAGGTAACCAAGTTACACTTGGTTTAGGAACAGTTACAATTAGTGGAGACGCAAATCACACAGTTTCAGGATCTCAAGTAATTTTAAACGCAGGAAATCCAATAATTTCTGCTGGAGCTCTTGTTGATGTTACCGGAAATGCATTGACCTTATCTGCAGGAAGTGTTACAGTAACAGGAACAGCAAATGTGTTTCCTACTGGATCACAATTAACTGTAAAATCAGGTCAACCTAGTGTTATCACTTGGAATGATATTGTTCCTGGTGTAAACATGACTTGGACGGAGATAGAACCTTACTAATATGGCATCAACTTATTCAAACGATTTAAAATTAGAACTAGTCACAACCGGTGAAAAAGCAGGTCTGTGGGGAGCTATTACTAATACTAACTTACAAATTTTACAACAAGCAGCTTCAGGTTTTTTATCTTTACCAATGACAGGTAGTTCTGATATTACAGTAGCTCTAACAGATGGTGCGGTATCTAATGGTAAAAATTTATACTTTAAACTAACAGGTACATTAGCACGTAATCAAACTTTGATTATGCCTAGTGGTTCCGAAAGAGTTTTTATTATTGAAGATGCAACAGATAGAACAACAGCTAACAAATATACTTTAAGCGTTAAAACTGCAAGTTCATCAACTCCAGTTGCAGTACCAAATAAAGCAGTTATGCTTCTTAAATCAGATGGAACTAATACATCTAAAGCTATTACTCAAAAATCTTATTTTACTGTTACTTCATCTTCAATCACAGCTTTTACAGCAGTAGCAGGGGATCAACTTTTTGTAGATACTACACAAACTACAGTAACAGTTACTTTACCTACTTCTCCTGCAATAGGTGATGAGGTAGTAATAATTGATGCACGGGGAACTTTTGCAAATAACGCTGTAGCAGTTAATAGAAATGGTCAACCTATTAATTCTGCAACAAATAATTTATCCTTAAATATTAATGGTCAAGCTATAACTTTAGTTTATATAGATTCAACAAGAGGCTGGGCGTTTAAAACGAACACGGCATAGGGAGCTAAAACATGGCTCTTCAACAAATTAAATTTGCACCTGGAATAGACAAACAAGATACTACAGTTGGCGCTGTTGGTCGTTGGGTTGAATCCGATAATGTAAGATTTAGATATGGACTTCCGGAAAAAGTAGGTGGTTGGCAATCTTTACTAGATCAAAGTATAGTAGGAGTTTCTAGAAAGCTACATTCATTTGTTGATTTAGAAGGTAATAGATACACAGCTATTGGAACAGATAAATTTTTACTCGTATATTTTGAAGGACAGTTATTTGATGTAACCCCTTTAAAAACTGCAATTACAAGTGTTTCAATGTCTACTGGAAGTGATCCTTCTAAAGAAGTTTCATTAACTTTTTCAGCTAATCATAATTTAAAATCAGGTGATATTATTCTATTAGATAATGTAACTGTACCAAGTGGGGTTAATTTAACTAACGCTGCTTTTGAAGATAAAATATTTCAAGTAACAAGAGTTACATCTTCTTTAATTGCAATTGTAACAGGTACTCAAACAGCATCTGGTGCTGCAACAAATGGTTCTTGTACTGTTATTCCCTACGAACCAGTGGGTCCTTCTGTACAATCTTATGGTTATGGTTTTGGTATTGGTGAATATGGTGGAGTAGTACCAAACGCACAACAAAATACTTTATCTTCAGGAATTAATGCTAGTGTAACTACTATTCCAGTCACATCTAATGCAGGTTTTCCAGCAGTAGGTACAGTAATTATTGGTACAGAACTTATTACATATACAGGTAAAGGCACAAATACTTTTACAGGGGCAACAAGAGGAATAAAAGGAACAACAGCCGCGTCCCATAGTTCAGGAGCATTGGTTATAGACGCAACTAAATACACAGGTTGGGGTAGTGCAGTAGATGCAGGAGTAGTAACTCTTGAACCGGGACTTTGGTCTTTAAATAATTTTGGACAAGTATTGGTTGCAACTATTGCCAATAGTAAAACTTTTACATGGGACTCTGGTATTACAGCAAGACTAGCAACAAGAGCGTCTACTACAACACCAGGATTTCCAACTGCAATAGGAACTGGAGTAGGTAATCCAACCGCTACTAGATCAACTTTAATATCTCCTACAACTAGGCATTTAATTCATTTTGGTACAGAAGTAACTATTGGTAATCCTGCTACTCAAGACGATATGTTTATTAGATTTTCTAATCAAGAAGATATTAATGAGTATGATATTTTAGCTGTTAATAGTGCCGGGTCTCAAAGACTTCAAGATGGAACAAAAATTGTTGGAGCGTTGACCGCTAAAGAAAATATTCTTGTTTGGACGGATAACTCATTGTATGCAATGAAATTTGTTGGAGCTCCATTTACTTTTGGTTTTGAGCAAGTTGGAACAAACTGTGGATTGATTGGTAAGAACGCAGCTGTAGAAATAGATGGTGTTGCTTATTGGATGTCTAATAATGGTTTTTTCTCATTTGATGGTACAGTAAATTCTCTTCCTTGTTCAGTTGAAGATTATATATTTGATGATGCAGCAACTACCAAAGGACAACAAATTTGTGCAGGGATTAATAATTTATTTACAGAAGTAACTTGGTGGTATCCAAGTGAAACATCTGATTTTAATAATAGATATGTAACGTATAACTATGGTCAACTAGGTCAAAATGCTCCAATGGGTAATTGGTATACAGGTGTAAATAAAAATTCTATAAGAACATCTTGGATTGATTCTTTAATTTATCCAAGACCTTATGCTACGTCTTATATTAGTTCTACTCCTTTCCAACCTTCTAATGGTACTTTTCCTGACGTTATAGGTCAATCCGGTTTAGGTCAGACTTTATTTTTTGAACAAGAAATAGGAACTGATCAAATTAATCCTGATGGAACAACTACAACATTAACTTCATTAATTGAATCTTATGATTTTGCTTTGCAAACTGATCAAGGAGTAGGAGAATATTTTTTAGCTATGAGAAGATTTTTACCTAACTTTAAAGTTTTAACAGGAGATGTACAAGTAACTATATCAGTTGCTGATTATCCTGCAGACCCTAATACCGTAACAACATTAAGTCCTTTTATAATTAACTCAACTACGAATAAAGTAGATACTAGAGCAAGAGGAAGATATGCTGCTCTTAAAATAGAAAATACAGGATCAGGCCAGTCATGGAGATTTGGTACTTTTCAAGCTGATCTACAACCAGATGGAAGAAGATAATGACAAAAATTGTAGTAAGATTACCAGAACCTAGAAAAGAATATTCTGAAGATAATCAAAGACAAATTAATAGAACTATTACTTCTATAATAACACAATTAAACTCTACATTTTTAAAAGACATGAGAGAACAACAAGAAAGATTTACTTGGTTTATTAGTTAATGGCAAATGTATATTTA